AGGTTACTGATTGTTTTACCCAAGATTCTATCTTCTCATAGGCTTGTGGTATTGATTGAGAGATTCGGTAGTTTACTATCTTCTCTAATACTTGTGAGATAGCTTTATCTTCTTCTCCTACTGGCTCAATCTCTATTTCAGGTTGTCCTGAATAGATAAAGGGAACAATGTAGGCTACCTCTGTTCTTAGCTTAGGTATAGAGATAGGCTCAAAGTAAGGAACTTTCTTAACTTCATCCATTCTACCCATATAAGCATTATAGATGTCGTTTACCTCATTCCTTGAGTCTTCGTTAGTCTTCTGGTAATTGTCTTTTTCTTTAAAGAGTTGGTCAATGATTTGTTTCTCATCAACTTCTTTTACTTCTTCAGTAGAGGTTTCTGCGTATTCTTGTTCCATAATATATATTTAATTAAATTGCCTTTACCATCTGGTCTATATCTTATTCTTAGTATATGTTCGCTAAACCAAAGGTCAAAAGCGTGTTTTACAGGTCTTTTGTATTCTTTATCAGTTCCGTAATATGTTTTTCCAAACCAGTTAATCATAGAGTTTGTATTATTTACTAATATACATAACCGAACTTAACGAAATGATAAATAGTATAATGATTACTATTTTACCTATTATTCCAAATTCCATAGAGTTTTATTATTTTATTATATATCTTGATAATTTACCTTTAATTGTTCTAAATTAACTAACTGTCTTTTGGCGTAAGTATTCCCCTTTTTAAATCTATATACTATTTTACCATTATGTTTCACATCATATTTGAAATGACATTTAGTACATAGTCTTTGCCAATCTTGTCTATCTCTTGTATATGTATGATATTTATTTGACCACTCAAACTTCTTAGCTGTAGTAGTACCACATACTTCACATTTCTTTGGGCTTCCCCATACTCTCGCTACCCAACAATGTACTGAGTCTTTCTGTATCTTGTCTCCTACCCATCTTGGATTGTCTTTTCCTGTTTGTTGTTTATGGTCACCAAGTTTGTTATAGATTGCATTGCATTTACTACTGCAAAACTTAGCTGTTAGCCAATACTTCTTTGAATGATTCTTCTTCTTATAGAAGGTTTTGCCACATTCTAGGCATTTTTTATACTCCATTTGTTTATGGCTCGGAGTTACCAGTGCTAATCACAGTCACTGGCAATTCGGAGGTGATTAGATTATTTATTAGTAGTCAGAATAATAAGTTACTGTTGAGTCTGTTTGTCTTATAGTTGGCTTATGTGTGTAGAGAGCGTATCTTAATGCATCTAATGCGTGGTCGTTTTCCTTTATAGGTTTCTCCTCCTCATTCTTTTCAGGTTTCTTATCAGGGTATCTATAAGTTTCGAGTTCGTGTATTAAGTTCTTACAGTCTGGGCTTATATGTATTCTTCCTTGTTTAAACAATTCTCTAACGTGATCTACTCCTGCGACTATATCTTTACTAACTTGTCTGACGTTGAGTCCTGCTTTTTTAAGGATTTCAATCCTGTCTGGTTCAGCTGAGTCGGCATAGACCTTCGTTGATTTGTATAGGTTCGCTTGTTCAGCGATTTGGTCTGTCGTTTGTTTTGTTTTATACCATTCTTCTTGTATCCAGTAATGGCTGTCGCTATCAATCTCAATGGAGATAATTGACGCTGGATTCGTGTAGCCAAAGTCGATACCAAGGATTTTGTCGATTGTTTCGGAAGGCTTCTCTTTTGTAACATCTTTTTCTCTATTAAATTCTTTATATACTAATCCTTGTGTCTTACGGAAGTCAGCTAAGTATTCTTGTGCGAATCTATCATCTGTTAGTTGTGCCTTAGCTTTGTCTATCTCGTCTTTAGGAATGTATGGGTTGTCGTATGAGGTATAATGAAATGATTTAAAGTCAGGGTCTTCGTCTTGTTGGTTATATAAATCGTAGAAGTGATTGAATCCTTTAGGTGTTGAGATAAACATTACCTCTCCTCTTGTATCTGTAAGCGTAGGTCTTATTACTTCTTCCCAGTTAATGTTAAAGTTTCTCATCATAGCGACCTCATCTATTACAATGAAATCAAAGTGCTGTCCTCTTAGAGTTTCTATTGCTTCCCATCCTCTTAACTGAATTAGAGAAGTTCCTTTTACTAAGTTATTAACTGTTAGTTCTAGTCTGCTTTCGTTTACTTTCTTTATGATTGGCTTTAATTCCTTTACTAGCGTTTGCCAAGCTATATCTCTTGCCTGTTGGTAAGTAGGTGCTATGTAACATATTCTAGTATTCTTATAAAGAGCTTTACCTTTTATTTCTTCACAGGCTAATATAGTTTTCCCGAACCTTCTCCCACAGTTTATCACTCTAAACCTAGAAGTGTCTTTAGCTATTACTGATTGGCTTTCGTGAAGTCTCATTAGAGTTTTTATCCTTAATCTCGCTGGCTACTTGAATTATAATTGCTCCTCCTTCTTCTCCTGTTATCTGAGTAGGCATTCCTTTCTCAACTATCTTAGGTAATATCCTTTCCACCATTCTTTCTTTAGCTTTGTTATCTTCTCCGTTCATTACTTCCATTACATAAGCAAACATCTTAGGTGTTAGTTCTGATAAATATTTCTTTATATTTAATTCTTCGTAAAATCCTTTTCTTCCACTTGCCATAGTTCTTATTAAAATCTAGTTAGTGCTTAGATAAGCTATTCTTTTTACTTCAAGCGTCGCCTATTGTTATATTGTGCGACATTGCTAGTCTTCAACTTTCCCCCTGTAATACTATTACCTGAGTCAAGTTATGTAGCAATACTTTAATAACGTTTAATATTATACTACTAGACAGATTACAGGTGCTGGGAGCAAGTTGTCAGCTTTACCAGCAGTTTTGATCTATCTACTATTAACCTCCTGTGCGGAAATATACTATTGTTATTTGTAAACCTCGGACTATGTTGTTATAGAAGTTAGCCTCGTAGAAACTCCGTTATTGCATTGTCTAAAATTGTGGAAATCAGGTTATTTGCTTTATTTAAGCTAAAACCCCCAGTGTCGCTTTTTGTTAAGCCATTATTAGTACAACTGATATTATTGTAGCCCCTATTAACATTATTACATAATCTAAATCATTCATAGAGTTATTATAACGCAAAAAATTCCAGATTATTCTATCCTACATTTACATTGTCTAAAATCAATTTTTGTTTTATGCTCAAGATAATTATGCGTTTCTCTTTTAAAAAGAGATTAGTTATCTTTATTGTATTTACATTATAGCATGATAATAGAGAACGTGTCAAATTTTATTTAATTCTTTCTAAATAACAGTATTCCATTCTTAATGCTGTTAGTTCTTTATCTAGTCTATGGAACTCTTCTCTAGCTCTTTCGTTCTCGAAAGGCATCAGATCCTTTTGTCTGTTTTGTAGTCTAACCATCTCTACTCTCTTGTCTTCTTTAGCCTTTCCTATATCAGTATTCCCTCTTTTCTTTTGGTTTTCTATATCGTTTATAATCCTTAATGTATAACCTGTGTCCATACCTAGCTTATCTACTATAGCTTGTTGGCTGTATCCTTGTTTATATAAGTTTTCTATTTTTGTTTTTTTGTCTGTCATATAGTTTTTAAGAATAAGTAAAATATCATTAATACCCACATAGTAAAGAAAAATAATATTGTCTTCATTGTGTTTTTATTAGTTTAATTATTTCTTCTATTGCTTGGTTATATCCTTCCATAATTTAAAACCAATCTTCTATTCTAAATTTTAATATAATTTCTTCTTTAAAGTCTTCTAAAATATCTATGGTTTCTTGTGAGTGTTCGTCATTCTTTTCTTCTTCTGCTTCAATTCTCTCCTCTATCTTTTCTAGTAAACCAGCTCTTGCATCTTTTTGTCCAGCTTCAAAAGCTAACACTTCTGATACTCCTACTTCTCTATTAATTTCCCACTTCTTCTTTTCTGCTTTTATAGCTTGTTCTATGAAGTTTTCAATTTCTCCATTATATTTATCATTCTCATCTACTCTAAACTTTTCCATTTCTGGAAACTTTTTATCAAATCTCTCTCTCCAATTGTTTTCTTTGTTCATAAGGGTTATTTAAGTTTAATTCCCATCATTTTATCTTCAATCATTCCCTGCGTATTATTTAAATCAACTTCATTTTCTTCTATTTCTTTCCTGTTTGTTAAAATCATCTCTAGTCTTGCTAGTCTTTTTAACCTTTCCAAAAGCATCACATTTGTATATTTTAATAATTTTTTTCTACTCATAAAGTTTAGGGGGTTAGTTTAATATCCCATAGCATCTCTAAACTTTCGCAAAAGCTCAAGTTGCTCTCTTTTTTCCTCTCTTGTTTCTTCGCCTGATCCATAGTTTTCAAGAGAATCTTTTAGTTCTTCTATTCTTTTGTCTATTTCTTTCTCCATATATTTATTTTATTGCGTCTATTAAATCTTCTGGGTTTTTATAAGTTGCTTGCATTTCTTTTCCACATTTTTCACAAACAAATAATAATGGCTTGGCTATATCTGCAACAAATTTCATTTCACCACCACATTCACATATTATTTTAGCTTTGCTCATATTAGTTTGTCTATTTGTTCACATACTTGGATAATCCAAACCCAATAGATAATTATGATTATTAAGATTGTTCCTATAAGATATTTCATTGTTTTAATTTAAAGTCCATCCAAATAGATGAGGCTTCTTTATTATCTAGTCCACTTTTCTTTTTAAACTCATTATAGGTATAACAGAATAATGGAGACATAGCTTTAAAGCCTTTCTTTACCATTTTCTTCCAATGGGATTTTTTATGGGATTTTGTGTAAGTGCTTATTTTCATATTATTTATTCCAACAAAATTTAGATTCATTCCATTTACTTATATTTCCTCTATTGATGTGCCATATAATCATATCAGTTGCTTTTTCAGGGTCGCATCTATCTTCTGGTGTCCAATCTAATCCTCTAATTCTAACACCTTCGTTCCAAGTTCCAATTAGATATTGAAATGTCCCTGTTGCACTTGAATTAGGATTTTTTGCACACGCTCTGAATGTGCTTTCACACTTTGCTATTCGTAAAAGTAAATCTACATCTTCAAAGTTCTTTTCTTTTGCTACTCTTTTAATTGTATTTTCAACTGTTTCCTCCTGAGTCTGTGTTGGAGAATCTTGCGAAACTCCAACATCAGTGTTCTCAGAAGTGTCCTGTTTAGAAGCCTCGTTAGAGACAACACCACCGACTATTGAATAAAACCTGATAGCTCTACATAAGTTTGATAGGCGTAGAGATAACTACATCCTATAATCGCACCTAGTACAACTAGACTGATTACTTTTAAATTTCCTGATTTCTTTTTTGTTTTCTTTTGTGCTTTTGGCACATTGTTGATGTTTTCCATCTTTTTGTTTTTATTAGTTAAGGTTTTCACCCATATTATATACATAGCTTCCGAAGCCAACAGCAGAAGCATTGGATTCTATGCCTTCCAGCACCCTACCAACACTCGGGGAAATACTTTCGAGAGCCTACTTTTGAAGGATTACTTCTATCCTCAACTCCCACCACTCGAGCTAGTGTTTGCTATATATTTCTAGGAATCTATCATCTGGCGTCAATTCGCCCTCCTACATTTGATTGCAATCTCCTGTAGAGATAAGTGGCTTCGATAACTATGTATATAATTTTTAATGTTCACCCTCACCCTATTAGGCTTATAGTTCGCTGATTTGAAATCTAGCTGTTTCTATTTACCTGTATACAGTATACACCCATACTATTTATTTGTCAAGCGACTTATCCACAGCCTTAATGAGTTGCCCTACATATTCTCTCTCAACTGAGAAGATACGCCCCAATCTAGCCTTATGGTATCTCTTAGGGTCATCTTTAAACAGTCCAACAATTAGTTTCTTTTTCTCGTCAGATACTAATTTGTTTTCATCTATTCTGCATCTTTCCCATCTCTTTGTGTGATTATTCATTTGTTTTTAATAATTCTTTATTCTCATATATATTTCCTATAACTTCACAATCAACAGCTCCTAGTGGAAAATCAAATGCTAAAAATGCCTCTAGCCACTTAACCTCTTGTTTTCCTTCATTTCCTTCATCAGTGTACTTAACTATATCCCCTTCGTAAATGCTAACGCCATTCTTGTCTTTTATTCCTGTGTATTGCATTAGATCATAACTATCAAATAAAGTATTAACACTTTCGCCATTTCTAACTACTATATCTATTACTTTATTTTCAGACATCCAAATACTAACAACTTCTCTTATAGCTTTTAATTTTTTATCCCAAGCACGAAACTTGATTATTCTCATAATACTTTTATTAAATCATTTATTGCTTCCTTAGCTCTCTTAGCCTTATATTGTATTTCAGGTTTTTCAGTTATAGATTTTAGTTCTTCTGCGTTTCCTGATAATAGTTCTAATAGTGTTTCAAAATATATACATACTAGACTTCCCTCTAATGGTTCTCTATTCATTTTAAATACTAGGATTGGCTCTCTCCCTAGTTCTTCTAGCTTCTTAGTCTGTTTCCACCATTCAGGGATTGCTACGTTCTTATGATTTTTACATTCTATCCCTAAGTTTCTTCCATTGATAGCCACAGCAGTTGATACATCCCCTTTCTCTCTTGTTCCTGCACCACTAGCACCATCTCTTTTAGCTCTTGGATCAAGACCAGTTTCTACTAATCTATCTGCTACGTAATTCTCAAGTTTTTTTCCTTTTTCTTTTGTGTTTTTCATATTACATTAAATTACGAGCTTCATTTTCTTTTTCTCTTAAAATAGATTTTACATTACTCATCATTCTGCTTAAAGCTTTTTCATACAATTCCATTCTTTCTTGAATAAGTCCATTGAGTTTTTCATCATCTTCTGCCATCCACATCATTCCAAGAGTTGTGTCTGATAGTGGCTTGTCGCTATCTATTTTCTTATGTTCTAGCCAGAACTTACTCTTAGCGTGTCTAACAGGTAATAGTAAATCACAAACCTCTCCATAATCAGCAGTCATCTCAATTAAGATATTAACTAACTGTGTTGGTTGAGCTTTTGATATTTCTTCTGCGTATTTTTTTAGTTCTTTCATATAAATAACTTAGAGCTAGTAGTGAGCTTTTTATCAGTTACTCACTACCAACATCTAAATACTCTATTCTTCTTTTCTTAATTTAATCCATTCTTTATGTATTTTTGCTCTTTCTCTAAAATTTAATGTTCCAAACATAAAGTCAATTATCGTATCTGCTTGTTGTAAGTCGCTAATATCTTTATTGTTTATCCAATAAATAATGTTTTTTCGTAAATCAATAATAGTTTTCTCCATAATACTTATTTTTAATAATTTAATGGGTTAGTTTATAAAATATATATGCTAATATTGAGCCGAAACAAAAGCAAGATAAAGATAATGTTATATCGGTTTTTAGTTGTTCTCTCCAATTTTTTATTTCAAGCAAAGTTATATAATCATCACTTTCGTCAGTTATTTTGTAGTAAACTCCTTCCTGCTCTGTACATTCTGGACAACCTCCAGTGAATTTACATTGATTTTTTGTGTGCTTGTATTTCATATTTTTAATAATTTACTTATCCCAATCCTCCTCCTCAAGGATTGAGTAAATAATCTATTCCATCAAACCAATAAAGCACAATACTGCTGTTATCAATCCACCAATTAAAATGGCTTTTTCGTATGGTAGAGTTTCCTTTGTCTTTCTTACAATAATTACTACACTCCATACCCACGAAGCCATTATTGCTAATCCTAGTAATTCTATCATTAGATTGCTCTTAAAATTAACATTGTTGCAATCGTAGCGACTATTACGATTATTACGATACCTGTTGTTGTTCTTACTTCCATTTATTTAAACTTAATTGATTAACTTAGATAGCCCTACGAGCTTACACGAAGCCCATAGAGCTGTTTATACGCTTTAGTGCTAGAAAGGCACGTCTGAGATTTTTATCTCCTCTGAGCCTTTAGGTTTCTCTCCTTCTTTAGAGAAAGGTTCTGCTCCTTCAAATAATGCATTCAAATCAATCTCTGTTCTAGCGATTACAGATTCTTCTTCTGCTGTTAAAGGTTTAGCAGGACAAGGGTTTACAGTGTATCGTCTTTCCTTTCCTTTTCCTTTTCCTGTAATTTTAATGTCGTAAGCTGTTGGATCTCCCCAATCTGCGTCTTGATTCAATTCTTCAATTTGTCCCTTAACTCCCATTTGAGTTATTTCAAAGATTTTAACCTTATCATCTTCTCTGTCTAATACTTTGAAAGCCCAGAAATGCTTAACATCGTAAGAGCCATCTTCTTTTATCTGAACATTCTCAGGTTTTCCTTGTGGTTCTTCGTGAGTTCTTACTGGTTTTGGTTCGTTAGTCCAATATACGTAGCCATAAATAGGCTCACTTACGATTCTAAACTTAATCTCTCCCTCTGTTAACTTCATGTAATTTGAGTTTTTTGGTGTCTCAGCACCTTTTGGTAACCATCCCATAATTATTATTTTAATTTATTAGTTCAAATGCACTTATTGGAATTATCGTTAGCTTAGGTGTGTTTCCAAATTTCTTACTTGGATAGTTTAATGCTCGACCTTTAGACATTTTATATATCCCTGGAAATGTTCTCTCTCCTTTTAGGTTTGTGTATAGGATTTCTACTTCTAGGTCTTCCTTTATGCTTGAAGTTTTTATTCCTACGCTTTCAGTATTCCAGATTGGCTCTTTAATTTGTACTAGCATCTTTTTTTTCTAATTCAATTAAAGTTTGTTCTTCTACTACATTAGCCCACCTTTCGTTTTGTTCGTGTTCTATTTCTTCTTCCTCTCCATCTATAAATTCGCAAGGTTCTTTACATTGTGGGCAGACTTCTATGTCTTCGTTGATAATTTCAGCTCCACAACAATTTGAATATTTTTCCATAAAATTTTTCTTAGGCTTCCAACTACCAGCAAAGGTGTTCACTGATAGTGGAAAGTCTTCACCTTTTATTTATTAATGTATTCTCTTTCCTTTGCTTCTTGTTTTTTTAAGTCGATATAATCGCTAGTAAGCATATTAGCGTTTTTTCTTTGCTTGTCTGTTCCCATCCATTGTAAGTATGCTCCATCTCCTACGATTATCATTCCTGAATCGAAACAAGCCCTTAGTCTAAAGTTATCTGTTATTCTCATAATTCACTCTCCCTTCTAGTTAAAATTTAATTGATGTTGGTATAGACTGGCGGAGTTCTTTGTGGTAGTAGTCAAGTCCGCCAGACTGCTTCGGAAGCGAATCCCTTAGCTCGTTGCATTACTACTACATTTACTATACTATATTATTTCATATTATTTGTCAAGTCCTTATTCTTTATCTTGGTTGTAAGATTTAATTCTAGCTTCTGCTATCTCGCAATACTCCTGTTCTCGTTCTATTCCGATAAAGTCAAAGCCCTCTAATTTAGCACCTATTCCTGTCGAACCACTTCCGATATAGGGGTCCAGGACTGTTCCACCTTTAGGAGTTATTAGTCTTACTAGGTATTGCATTAGCTTTATAGGTTTAACAGTTGGGTGATTATTTTTCTTTACTGATTGTTCTGCTCTTGGAGTTGGCTCTCTCCCTTCTTCAAATCTAAATTCTGATGCGTTCATTCTAGTTGTTCCTTCCTTTTCTTCAAATTCTTCTAAACCACGATTTCTTTCACTCTTACTAGCTTTCGCTTGGTATATTATTCTACTTCCAGATATTTCTTCTAGCGATTCTATTTTTTCTTCCATTGAAGTTGTATCTTCTTGTATTTCATCCATCTCGCATTGTTTAAAGAATCTTGATGCAGAGCCAGAGTCGTTATGTCCAGATATAGTAGCTCCGTCTTTTCTTTCCCTATCTGGTCTTCCAAAGGCATTATGAAACCCTTGACCACCACGCTTACCAGTTGAACTCTTTGTATCTGGAAACCCCTCTACTACTTCATCTTCTCCTGAATGGATTAGATTAGCAGGGAAACGACCAGTTCTTTCTTCGTTTATTGGTTCAACTTCTTCTGTATATTCTCCGTTGTTTCTCCATTTTTTACCACCACCGTTTATCTTAATCTTGTCACTCCCAACCCTACACTCATCTATGTTAATTCCACCTGTTCCATATTTTAATATATTTGAGGCTATTGTTTTTTCTTCTAAAGGTTTTCGGCAGAGAGTCCATAATTCCATAGCTGGTTTTAACGCTGTTCCCCATCCTTCGTATTTTTTAGCTTCTTCTGTTGTAGGATTCCATTTATAACCATAATCACTTCTCTTGTTATGGTCTTGATTAAACTTTGCTTTTCTTCCGTCATCACCAGCAGTCAAAAATCCAGTTGATTGTTTACCTAATACTCCCTCAAGTGCCTTAGATATGTTATGAGATTTTGGGAATCCACTTCCATAAACCCAAGCGACAATATCTCTTATCTCAAATCCAGAGTCTTCAAGGTTTACAGCCATTCTATGTTGAGTTCTAGTTCCACAAGCTACGAGAGCGTGTCCTCCTGGCTTTAGGACTCTTAAACATTCTTTCCAAACTTCTACACTAGGAACATCATAATCCCATTTCTTACCCATAAAGGAAATACCATAAGGGGGGTCAGTTACGATTGAGTCTACTGAATTAGGTGTAGCTCTTTTTAATACCTCTAGTGAATCTCCTTGAATTATTTTCATATTTTTATTATTAATTATCTTCTTTAGGGTTCTTTAATTTATTCTCACATCTTTTCTCTATAGCTTTCATTCCAGCGATACACATTTCTTTCATCGAAAGTATGCCAGTTTTTCCTGCGTGTTTTATTTCATCTATCTCATCTCTTTTTTCTGCTCCTCCACACTCATAGCCACTTTTACATACCTTAGTGCAAAATTCGCTGTTCTTATTAAATTTATTGTAGCAATCTGGTTTCATCATTTTGTTTAATTTTATATTTATACTCTATTTGGTCTTTTTTAGGACTGCACCACTTCCATTCTCCTTGTGTGAAAACTTTAGTATGAGCTTTATTGAGTAAACTTCCACCTAAGTAAGCTTCCATATCAGGCTCACCAATACTTTCAATCGAGCTGACATTTATCATGTCCCCACTCTTTAATCCTATAAGCCCTTTCATTTCTCCTTTTTGTAGGAGTAATCTTAGTTTTTCCATTTCTTCATCAGAGATCAAGAAACCTCTTTTACTCATCATTGTTATTTGTTTTGTCATAATTGTGTGAAATTAGATTTATTAGTTTTTTGATTATCAAAGTATATCTTAAATTGGGCTAGTTTTTCTTTCATTTGGTAGGGGGTAGTTGCTACTGGTGCATAAGGTTTACCAAGTACGGAAACAATCTGTTCAGCCATTGTGAGAGTTCCTTCTAAGGTAAACTTCTTAATCATAAATTCGGCAGCCTTCCTAGATGTTTTATTTCCCCAATTAAGTGTAGGGTTAATTTTATCAAATACTTTCATTACCTCTTGAACACCTACAACCGATAGGTTGTTATTCTTATCATTCTTTACATTCTTATCATTCTTGTTTATCGGAGTGCTTCTCTGGTGCTTCTCTGGTGCTTCTCTAGTGCCTGTTGTAGTGCTTTTGGTCTTAGATTCATAGTTGTCTAGGCTCTGATAATGGCTGTAATTAAGGATTTTTAGCGTTACACCTCTAGTGCTTCTGGTGGTGTCTATCATCTCCATTTTGTTTAAATACTGTAAACATTTCTTAACCTGATCTGGGGTAGCTCCTGTTTGTTGCTCTATCTCGGTATATATTATAAAGCACTCTCCTCTACTCCATTTTTTAACTGTCTTATGGTTTACTCTATTAACTAGATAAAACCAAATCTTAAACCACTTATCTGGCTTGTTGTAGAATATTTCACTATCTGTTGTTTTCCTAGCCCAGATAGTTGCTCCTCCTGGAATTTTTGCTGTTTCGTTACTCATATTTTTAGGCAATTAAAAAACCCAACGAGAAACAAAAGCCTGATGAAGGGCGAACTCATTGGGTTATCTAATTGTTTAAACATTTTCATCATATTTTTGTTACTATCTATATCTATTCTAGCAAATTTTTTAAAGGTTGTCAAATCTATATTTATATTACTTACTTAGAGGAGGAGGGTGGTTTCTAGCTAGTCCTGTTCCCTCTCTCCTCAAAATAAATAAAAAAACGAAACTATTCTTCCTTCATATATTTATATTATTTACTTATAAGGAAGATTGATAGATTGACGATGGACTTTGGTTGTGATTTTATCCCACGTTATCTAGAAACGCTGTATCGTCTCGGTACAACCCTACGCTATCAATCATCCCTTACAAATAAATAACTATATCTATCTTAGCATACTGATATTATTTGTCAAGTGCACAACTAGGATACCACTTTAAAAAGGTTTATAACCAAAAAAGACCTAGGTTGAGAATAAAATGCTAAATATAATATATCCATTTTCTCGTTTTAAGGTCTTTATATATATGGTGCGAAGATATGAGTTCCTCTATACCTCAGCTAATATTCCAATTTCTTTTAATCTTTTCTTTAGGTCTTTGTTTTCGTCTTGGCAGTCTTTCAGTTCTTGTTCTACTTCTTCACATTCTATCACACTTGGAGTTTCATCTCTAGTAAATTCTGAGAAGCCTTGAATGCCTCTCCCGTATCTTAGCGTTAGCCAACAGGTGTCTCCCTTTAAAGGATCAAAGACTCTATAACCTTTTAACTTGGAATAGTTTAATCCAACTACCCAATGTTTTTTATTGTTTACCTGTAAGATACAAGAGCCATCTTTTGAGTTTAGAATTTCTTGAATCTTTTTATCATCTCTTTTGTAATAACGATAAACAAACTTAAAAGGAAATACTTTATCTACAGACTTCCAAAATAAATATCCCTCTCTGGTGTAGCTTAGTTTAGGAATAGCTTTAGCAGGATTTACATACCTACCATACCAATCTGAAAGCCAACATAATCCTACAGTAACACAACCTATATGACAACAAGTTGAATTGCTTGGCTCTAGTTTCATTGCTCCCCACGGCGATTGGCACTGCGAAATAGTTTTTGACATATTGTTTAAAGTGTACAACTATACTACAACTTTTAAAGTAGTGTACAACTGTTATTTAATTTGATTTATTCTATTATCTGGTCTTGGTGGTAGTTCAGCTTTTGTTATCCAGCCGACTAACCCTGATACTATAAAGTATAATATCAATATACCTAGTAAGATTCCTGCAACTAAACCTAGTGAGAAATCAGATATTTTGTTACCGATACGCAAATTTTAGTTGTTTAATGGTGGAGTTTTTAGACAGAACTCCATAACTGTTTGGAGGTTATTTTATTGGCTTACATTCTGGGTACTTATCACAAATTTGGAATAGAAATTTCCATTTTTTTCTTTGTCTCATAAGGTCTATTATGACATCATTTGAAAGTTCAGTAGCATAATACCATTTACCATAAATCTTAATTCGCCTACATTGAGGACATCGAAGTATTTTTACTTTGTATGTTTCTGCCATTTCGCTTCCTCCTTTTCTTCTTTCGTTTATGTTTGTTGTAAGGGAAGTTGTTAATAAGTGTCTTTTTTTTAGATTGTTTTTGAGAGCTAATACTTCTCAACTTTTCTATTGAATCACACTGCCAACAAACTCCCCCTACGATTCTTTTTATTGTTTTGGAAACACGGAACACGCAAATATTACGAGCCATACAAACAGAACAATATCCACGATTACAAGAGATAGTCTGGTCACATTTACTGCACGATACCAATAAAGTAATTTTCTTATCATAATCCACATTGCCTCCTTATTCTATTGTTAAACTACTATTTCTGTAAAATATTTACGTTTATATATTTTGTAAGCTCACCTGTTGCTAGACTTAAGATTCCAACAGTTGCAGTGCTAAATCCAAAAGATGTCATCTCCTTTGAAAGTTCATTTAAGACTACTACTGCAATCATTCCTCCTAGTCTCCAAGCGAAACTAATTAAAGCTTTCTTTAAATTTTTATTCATATTATTTTTTACCAGTTACTCTAGTTTTTTTACATCCCCCTCTACCTTTGTTGGCTCTTTTACCTTTTCCAGAACCATCTCTTTTTGGTTTGTTTTTCATATTATAAAGTTATTAATTATACTTGTATTTTACCAAATTATTGATTATTTGTCAAGCGAGTTATCACAAATTGTTATATTTTTCAATTCTTTTATCTCTGTGTTTATATTCACAACCAGATAAATAATGATTGGGATTAAAAACATTGAGATAACAGTCATACCACCTACCATAAAGCTCTTCCATTGTTGGAGCTTTCTAACGCTTCCATTGGTAAAGTCTTGTTTATCAGTTATTGACTTGTGCTGCTCTTTATTCTCTAGCTTGAAGTCTTTTATTAGGTTGTATATCTCTTTGTTGTCCATTTTTATTTTTAATTATTTACTTTTTTGTTCTATATATCTATTAGGTACTAAGTCTATTGTTAAACAAATAGGGTCGTCCATAAAACTTACATATCTATTTATTACTTGAGTTTTATAACCAGATTTAGAAACAGTTATTCTCCAATATCTTTTATAAGTAGAACCATCAGCTTCTAAGAATCTTGCGAACTCTACTTGTTGTTGTGCTATATCTCCGTCTGAATCTGTTAAAACTGTGAAAGCATTACCAGTAGCCTCTGTTATATAATCAAGTTTTAACTGTACATTTTCTATAGGATTTCCAGATGGGTCTTTAACATTACAATCAACTGTTTTTTTATTTACTGATAATGTACTAGAACCAAAAGTGTAAACTGAGTTTAGAACAAACTTACAATTAATCATAGTTTTTGTTCCGCTTACAATAAAAGCATTAAAGTTGTCAAAACCTTCTGTAACTGTAAGTTCCCAAATATCAGCATCTCCTTGTGAATATACAAAATAAATAGGTGGTGTTCCATAATTAATTTGTAATTGCGAAATGTCTGTTACTGAGGATATAAAGTTTACTGCACCTCTATTAACTGTAGCTCTATACATTTTACTATCTTCAGTCATAGCAAGGAATAATTCTGAAAAGAAATTAACTTCTTTCAAAATTGCCGCACCATATAAAGTAATATTATTAGCATCTATTATACTTCCATAACATTCATAAGAATGCCCTTCATAGTTTACAAAATTATTATATTTTCCAACACTTCCACCAGTATTAAATCCTGTAAAAACTCTTGTTCCACTATCCATATAACCACGACCTTCTATATCATAAGTTCTGTATGTGGTGTTTCCACAACCATAACAATTATTAACTGTAGCTGAATATACAAACTCAAAATTCTCTAAACTTGATATAAGTAAAGTTTGTGCTGATTGGTCATAACTTCCTCTAAATAAATGACAATCAAGTTTAAACTTACCATCTGCATCAGTAATTAATCCCCAGCCTTGAGCAACATCTTCATCATAAAGTTTTTGAAACAAATCTGTATCAAACTGATCTACATTTGTAGTGGAAGTATGAGATGCAGGTGTTGAAGCAAGTACTCCTCTCTGAACATCATAAGATGAATAAGGTATAACTGTATGAGTTCCTGAACCGTTGTCTGTCATTTCTATAGAAGGACCAAGATAAGTTTCACTAACTCCAAATATATCACGAGACAAAGAATTAACATAATACAATGTGCTTGTTGAAAGAGGTGCAGGTAGAGTTCCTGTTGTAGTTAAATAACAAACACTTCCATCTTTTATTCCGTGTGCTGTTTTTACTAACCAAGTTGGGTCATTAGCAATATTAACTGTAAATGTTCCAGAACTAGCAGTATTAACAAATGATGTAAGAGTCAACATTCTTTCAGAATCAATCTCAATGAATTGTGATACATTATCAATTGATGCAGATGCTACTAATAATCTTCTTTGAGAAGAATCCATATTAACTGCAACTGTTGTTATGTTTGTTGTTGGCATTTCGCCTTCAACTATAACTGTTTCTTCTGTTGTAGCTGTATTTGTTCCAATTACAAATGTTCCACCATCAGTTGTTGTAAGAGTTTCTCCTGTAGTAAAAGTTCCACTGTATACTATAAACTTTACTCTATTAACTGGACCAAGACCAAAAAAAGACCTTGCAGTAGAGACTATCATTCCTTTAGCTCCAGCAGTATTTGTAACACCACTTCCTAAAACAATAGGGTCTACTGGAGATGTAGCTGACCAACTTTGGTAACTGTTAAGTTTTGATATTGATAATGCCATTATTTTTCAAGCTCCTTAGCTAAATCACTTTTTTGTTTTAATAATATTCCTGTCTGTGCAGAAATTCTCCCAATGAATGTATCAAGAGATATATTAAGATTGCTCAGAATATTATCTATTTCTTCTTCTGTATATGTCATTTGTTTTTCTTATATTGATAAAATTTTTCTAAATCTAAAAGTTTAGTTTTCTTTCCGATTTTAACTTCAATTCTAGTTTCTTTAGCAAATTTTTCAGCTTTTTTTATTTGCTTTCTAACAGATATTAACTTTTGTTCTTTAGTTTCCATTATGTTATTTCTGCTCCATAAAGAGATACTGTAGCTGAATCATTAGCTCCAGTAGTCATTTGAGCAATTATTGTTGAAGTAGTTGCCATTGGAATATAGGTAATAATCTGAACAAAATCATTAGCTGGAATAGTCCTTTCGTGTAAGAGTTTTGTAGCCACACCAGTTGTTGCTACTACTGGATTCCAAAGGTCTATCTCGACATCTGTTCCAGTTACATTAGTAATTATTATAGTCTTAACAATAGCAGTTGTAGCTGCTGGAACTGTATAGACTGTTGTTTCTGCTGTATTGATTGAGCCATCGCCAGTCAATAGTCTTTTTTCTGTAAATGTTGCCATATTATGAAATTAAAAAATTATATCTTAAAATGTCTCTATCGTATGCTGATATTGAACCACTAGCATTAAATTCTCCATCTGATTCTGAATTAACTTGGACTACTGTCGCTGCTCCCACGTTATTTATCCCATTCGCTGCAATAATGTCATCAAATTGCGATGTCAAAGTAGAAGCAAAATTATTAAGGAAAAATGAATTGTTAGTTGTTGCTCCCTCAACATGAATATGATTATACATACTTCTAACGTCTGCTCCCGCCGCATTAATATACATTCCTACAGCCAATATTCCAGTCCCTTTAATATGGACTGAGTTGTATAAAAATTCACTAGTGGCAGCTCCTCCAACATATAAACCTACTACTATCGCTGTTCCGTTATCTTCAATATCATAAAAACATCTGTCCATATAGATTTCCGTAGCACCAGTCCCGAAGGATAAACCGCTTACAAAAGAAGCACCTGAACAAGTAATGTTTATATTGGCAAGTTCGAACGTTGTAGAACAATCGTTTGCTTCACAATTTAACAGAGCTTTGGCTATGGCGGCGTTGCTTCCTGAATTATTATATTCTACCGTTCCTTCTGAAACTTTGACTGTCCCCGCTCCTTCGCTATGGATACAAGATGGTTGAACTCCTGCTGTCGCATAAGAAGTCGTCATAACTGTATGACATTTTACTAAATTACAACTTCCTGCTGCACCGGTAACCGTATGGACAAGAGTTGTTCCAGCCGTAACTTCCATTTTCATTCTATTTATTCTGCATCTAGTAAAGTCTCCGTAATCTACTATGTTTGAGCTAGCTGTAGTAATCTTAACACTCGAGGGACTAATTCCCATACCTCTGATTTCTTGATTGTTAGCTGTGAAATGTATTGTATCATCAGTATAAGTCCCAGGATAAACTAAAAATAAAGTATTTGCTGTTGCATTATCATTTAAAGCAGCTTGAATAGTAGCATAATCTCCACCACTAGTATGTGATACTGTAATTGTATTTGTGTAAGGAGTATGAAATAATCCTACTGTTAAATCTCCGAAAGTCCCTTTACCCGTAGTAGTAAAATCATCACCACTAATAATAGGACTAAGGACTGTTCCGTTTCTTTTTAAATATTGAGGGTTTGTTTTTATAATAGACATCCCGCTATGAAGCTTTGAGCCGCAGTATCAGATACTACGAATAAAGCGTTAGTTGTATCATTAAAATCCATTTGAACACTTGCTCCTGGCTGTAAAGAAGTCAAAGCATTAGCTCCTAAATTAGTTACATCAGATTTTCCTATATAAAGAATTCCAGAATTTCCCATTACAGATTCTATATTTATAGATTGAGTAGTTCCAGTAAAAGGTATTTCTACTGCTGTTACGCCTACTGACACTATCCCATTACCCTCTAAATCAGTAGTTTCTTTAGTATCAGTTACTAAAGAGCCATCAGTATTAACTTTAATTCTTTGCAAATTAGATCCGTCATATCCGACAATTTCCCTAGTAGCTATATCAAATTCAGCATCAAAAGACCTATTTTGAATTGCTTGTTCAGTATGTTTAGTTGAGCCTATTGTATTATTTGACATATAGTTTCATATCTTTAGGATTTATAATTGCACCAGATTGGCATACAGGGCAGTACAGTTCGTTCTCAGAGAGTTTCTCCCACTTATGCTCTTTGCATTGGGTAACTCGAGTCTGAGCCATCTCAGCGTTAGTTGCTCTGAATACTTCTTGTGGGTCTAAATTGTTTTCTTGACTTTTTTCTTCCATTATGATAATACTTAGATATAATAATTAACTCTACTCTTATGAGAAAACTCTTAAAATTCTTGGTAGCTATAGTAGCCGGTACGATAATTCTTCTAGCAGCTCTTGCTGGACTTTGTATCGTTATGGATATTATGGGCTACATGCCTAAATAAAATTAGTTTGAATAAAATGGGTTAAACTTCTATCTTGGTGATGTAGAATAAAATGGGTCAAACTTCTTCATCTGAAAATCTAGTTGTTCTTTAAGCAATTTATATTCTGGAGACATAGATGTAGACTTTAATAATTCCTGAAAATGAGTCTGTGCGTATTGTGGGTCTAGGGCAAAGGCTTCTGACATTAAAGCTGAGTCATCATTTGCTAGTCCTTGTTGTAGCATCTCTGCCTGTTGTTTATGTCTTGCAGATTGTTCAGCATCTAATCCTCGTTTCTCTAAAAGCATATTATAATATTCATTTCTTTGTTCTGGAGATAGCTGTTTGAATAATTCTGTTTGCTTGTCTCCTAGCGGTCTTCTGTCTTCGTCAAAGAACTCTCTACCTTCTGGCACAGCATACTTACCAAATATAGAACTCTGTAATAAGTTCTGTGGGTTTTGTTCTATTGGGTATTGTACATCTCCACCTCTTGATTCTGAAAATCCTTGTGCATAAGATTCTATACCTTCCTTACTTCGTTTGAATTGTTGTCCACCAAATGGAGGCAAGACTTTGTATAGTGGGTCTTGTAATCCCTTAGTAGTTAATAATCCACTACCAAACCTTGTTGGGTCTTCGTCTCCAAATAATGCTTCTCTACTTGGTAAGTTTTCAGTTCCATATTTAGGGTATAATCCTGCCAATGTTTGACCGAATGGTAAGTTAGATAATGCTTCTCCAGCTATCCTTCCACCAGCTCTTAATTTAGCATTAGGTTCTCCATCATTCCAAGTTTTATAAGCGTCTATCATAGCTTCTAGTGGGTCTAGTGATACACCAGAACCTCTAACCTTCTCTGCACCTTTATTCATTACATAAGATGCTAGAGCAAATGTTACAAATTTATTAGCAGCCTTTTCTCCAGCCCATTTATTCATAACGTGCCATACATTAGTAACCTCTAATTGAAAAGGTGCTACTAATTGAAATAACTTTGATTTCTGTATTAGTGGGACTTCTCCTATACCACGACCTGCTACCATTTCTCGTGTAAAATCATCAGCATATTTAATTGGGTTTTTAATTCCTTCTTTTAATGCTTTTTCGTAATGAGAGTTCCAAATATATTTAGTTCCAATTTCATCTCCAGCTGTAACAAACCAGACTGTAAATTTTCTAGCATTATTTAACATTCCTTTATCAAACTTATCAAACCCTTTAAAATATCTTTCAGCTATAAAATCAGACTTATTCATTGGATTATTTTTCCTTTTGAATATTGAAGCTAATGTTCTTCCAAAACCTTTTGTTGAATTAGCCACTCCAGCATTTGCTATTCCTTGTGGAATATTAAAGAACTGTGCTACTGAAGATTTTGCATTTCCTAAAATTACATTTGCCTTTACTCTTCTGTTAATCCAATTTAAAAGAGCGAAGGCTTTTCTTCCACCTGGAATATATTTTTGAGCTGCTCTATCTAATGGGTTAGTATCTCCAGCTAAATCATTAGCAAAATCAGTAATAAATTCTTGTATATTATTTCTTTCTTGATCTAAAGATGTTCCTGTTATTTTCTTCTTTATTGATTCTCCTAATTTCCTAAAAACAGGTATGTGAGGATCAATATGTTTAGCATATAAACCTGACTGCAAATAATCAATAAATCCACCGACAGCATCTTCATCAGTCTTATTCCCTAATCTCTTCTGTGCAAAAGATAACCATTTTGATTTTGGTTTTTTGAGTTGAGATGAAACACCAGCCATCTCAGCAGAGATACCAGATGGAGCATCAAATATATTTTTAAGCCCACCAATACCCTCTTTCATTTCTGTAAAATGTCTATAATAATCATTTCGTTTTGGTATTTGTTTTTTAGATTGTCCAGGATAAATTTTAGCTCTTGCTGCATTAACTTCATCTAATAATTGATTGTATGATTTTCTAAACCAACCATTAGCTTCAACTATTTCCTTAGCACCTTGTTCTCCAAACTCTTTAACTAATTCTTTGTAGCTTTTATTACCCTCTCCAAATTGTTGAACGGCAGCACTCTTCTTACTACCCCTATCCATCTTGAATCTTTTAGTTAATCCATCTAATGCTTTTGTCCATTTATCTTTATCTTTAACTAAATTCCCTTTTGACTTATCAAATGGGTCAAGGATAGTTTTCTTAATAGCTCCAAATTCCTTTCCAAATACTTTCTGGAATGTTCTATAAACATCTTTAAAACCTTTTCCAATATTTCCAATTTCATTTACATTTTCTATATCAAGAGCATCAGTTACCTTTTGAAATTCATTCTTTGTTACCTTAATAGGTATCTTTGTTTTCTCTTGTCCTTTAAACTTGAACTTAACCTCGTTAGCTTTCTGTCTATTTCCAAACACATCTAACTGTCCTTCGGCTACTCCAGTTGGAGTAACAGTCTTTGTAGCTTTAGTTTCTCCTTGTTTCTTTAGTTGTCCAATAGTATTAAATTCTTCAGCTGCTAATTCTCTAGGTTTAACTTTAGGTTTAACTTTTCCCTTTCCAAATACTTTACCAAATAAGTTTCCAGCAACAGGTATGGCTGCTCCTATCGGACCACCTAATAAACCTAAAGCAGCTCCCTTTAGTGTTTCTGGGATAATAGGCTTGTCTTCCTGTATAGCGTTTGTAGCTCCAAAACCAGCACCATAACCAACTCCTTGTTTAGTTCCAGATTTAAAACCTTCTTTAACTAATTGCCAAAGTTTAGGATTTTTTACTCCTTGTTTTGCTAAGTTTTTTAGTAAAGAGCTTCCAGTTCCAAACGAAGCAATATCTAAACCAACCTCAGCTGATCCTGCTGCTCTTCTCTTAATGTCATCAAAGCTTTGGTCTTCACCATAACCTTGAAAAACAGGGTCAATAACATTAGAAGGAATATTTAAAAATGTCTGTGGTATTGTTGCAGCAAATTTTCCTGCTGGGTTTTGTATCTTATCAGCAAAGCTAAACTTAGGTATATTATCAGCAGCCTGTGAAAAACTTCTAAGACTATCATCCACACCTCGTAAAATAGGATTTTTGTAGTTGAACTTCCGTGAATATTTTACAGGTTGATTCTTAGGTTGCTGTATTTGCTGTTTAGGTTGTTGATTACCACCACCAGCTCTAACCCACTTTTTAGGTTGTTGCTGTTGTTGTGGTTGGCTACTAACCTTTACCCATTTTTTAGGTTTCCTAGTCTGATTTATTTGATTGTTTTCTACTCGTTTCCAAACCATTTTGTTATTGTTGTTGAAATAAATTTCCGTCCATATCTTGTTTTGATCCGTCAGTATAATATTGGAAAGCTGCCATTTCTCCTGTTTCAGGATGTTTCTCCCTTACTACTCCTCCATCTGGTTGTCTATTATTTACCTTTGTTGGGTCTGTTCCTTGACCTCCTGAAAACATCTCTTCTCCTGTATAAGGATTTACATATTTCTTTGTTCCGTCTTGATTATATCCTGCGAATATTCCTTTAGTTCTACTCCCACTCCTAGCCTTAGCAAGTTCAGTCTGATAATCTCTTTGATTCCCTTGAGCTGTTGAACGAGCAGTCCTTTGCTGGTTCATTAAGTTCTGCATATTTGTAGAACCTTGATTTCTTGCTCCTAGAATGTCTTGACCTTTAGAGGCTTGCAGTGAACTTAGCAATTCAGCTAAATTTCTTCCTTGATCGTTTTGTAGTCTTTGTTGGTATTGGATTCTTTGTTCGTCATTAGGGTCTGAATTTCCAAAACTAAACTGTGAATTTAATTGATTCAAGTTTTGTCTTCCTTGTCTTTCAAGGTCTCCTGTTTGTTTAGTCTGAGCAGTAGCATATTGAGCTTCAATTCCCTTAATCATATTCTTTAGTTGGTCTTGAATTTCATTACCTTGGTCTTTAAAAGAGTCGTCTCCTGCGTAGCCAAAGTCTCCTAAGCCTCCAGTTGGGTCATAATCTATTCCATACTTAGCCTTATACTCTCGTCTACTTAGTTTACCCCTCTCTGGTTGTTGTCCGTTATTTATCTGTGGCACATTACCACCTCCTCCTGTGTAATCATCTTCATAATTATCTGTTATTTGTTTATCTTCTGGTTGTGGAGTTTGTTCTTGTCGTTGTCTTCCTAGTAATCCCATACCAGAATCACTAAGGTAATTATCTGGTAAATCAGCGAAAGACCCACTACTTTGTTGGTTATTTGCGTATCTAGTATTTCCATTAAATCCTCCGTTGTTTTGTGGTATTTCAGAAGCTTGTGCTGAATTTACAATTCCAGTAGAACTCAATAAGTTTTGTAACCAGTTCTCTTTGTCATCCATTCCTAGTCCTAGATTATTTGTTCCCATTTGGTCATATCCTAAACCTCTAGCAAAGTTTCCTTTTCCAGCTACTCTACTAATAGTAGGGTTATCATATTGGATAGCTCCTCCGTCAGCAGATTCAGGTAATGAAAAAGGATTATCTTTAGTTTGAAAAATCTCTGGTAAGCTTGGAGTAGATATATCACTACCTCCGTCTGTTGGTGTTGGGTCTGGTCTATATGTATCATCATCTACACTTATATTACTTGTGCCGTAAATATCTTTTTCATAAGTAGCTTCAGGATTATTAGAACGATAATTAGTAACTGGTTTATTTCCTGCAGCAATCTGATTTGAAATAGCCAGATTTTCTTTAGATGTTCCTATATCCTGAGGGCTTAGAGGAGAAACTGTGCTGGGGTCTCTAAAATGTCCTCCAGCTTCAGGGTCATCTCTTAAAAAAGCATTGGCAGTAGGCACTCCAAATAAATCAGTTGCCCTTTTTACCCAAGGACTTTCTGTAATTCCTGTATCTCCACCAAATAATTGCTGAGTTAAACCAAGCATTTTGTCTTCAGAACCAGTAAGTTTTCCATAACCATATCCAAGAGCTTCATTTCCCCATTGTGCGAATTTACCAAATGGGTTTTGGTCGGATACTCTTATATTAGAACCACCAATTTTTCCACCTGATGCATTTCCCTTACTTCCACTACCAGTCCTAGCGTTATAAATCTTTGAAGCATTGCTCCTATTAGATTGAGCTTTTTTATCAGTATCATAATCTGACACTTTAGTTGTTTGGACTTGTTGAGTATAAGGATTGTAATATCCAGGATTAACTTCCCCAGCTCTACTTGGACCAGATTTTGTTCCACTACTAGAACTTGGTTTTTTACTTTTAACTGTAATAGTGTTCTTATCGTAATCTAGCGTTCCTCCAAGTTGTTGAGCTGCGTACTCTCTCCTAGAAGTTCCTTTCTTACGCTTAGAATAATCTATACTAGATAGTTTACTTTTAGAGCTTGATTTCTTTTTAGCTTTTTTAGCTTGGTTACGTTTGTACCTTTCTCTTGCTGTTGACATAATTTTTTAGAGAGTTTTTAGTTATTAAATTTCGTAATTACAATTAACGTGAGCTACATCTCCTGTTGCTATTGTTGTCCAACTAAGATTATTAGTGTCTAATGAAGTTTGAAATCCAAAATAGTCAGCTCCCTTTTGCATTGCCATTGCCCTTGATGCTGCTCCAGGAGTAGAACCATTTGCAGTCACGTATCCATTAGTAAGAAATTCTCCTACACTAGCAAACCCCATGGGAGTTTTCATAACAAAATCAGTTGCCCAGCTACCCTTATTAGTAACTCTTGCTTGTGCTTGTACAAAACACTTATCCATTTCAATTTTATAATCAGCAAACTCTATGACTGTCGTAGCTGAACCAATAGACCCACCAGTTCCATATAGAGTTGGAATATAATCTAATACTCTAGTTTCATAAATAGGTCTTTGAATAAGGTTTTTAGTTGTGTAAGTTGGGACGCTCCAAGTATATCCTGCTCCTGCTGAAAGAGTAGCGGCGAATCTTCCTATATTTACATAGTTGTCTCCTGCGACTGCATTTGAAATGTCTGAGATAGCACAATACTTTTCGTTAGTAGTAGTAGCTGAAAAGTCTGAATAAATATTAGCTGAAGGAATTCTAGAGAATCCTAATACCACTCCGTCAGTTGCGTTGTATCCTAAGTAAGCAAAGTAATCAATTTCTTTGGTAGCTAGTTCAGTTGCTCCTGAATTACACCAGTTAGTAGCGTCTGCTTTTGCTACGCTTAAAGCTGCTGTAATACTTCTTAAAGTTCCACCTATCATTACATAAACAGGGTCAGTTGCTGATGGTGCTGTTCCTGCTTGAGTTTGTAGGGTTAAAGTTAATCCTGCTGCGTCAGTTGGAGTTATCTTTCCATTTAGCATTGTTCCTTCTGGGACTTGATACATAAGGTCTAGCTCTTTTCCAGGGCATACCATTCTTACTTCTTCAGCAGTTGTATGAGCATTTGCTAGAGCTGCGTGAGTTACTACTCCAAGTCCAGGGGAAGTTAAAATTCTATGCACTTCATAGTTTCCATTTACATCAGTAGCATCAAATGCTAGATAAAATGGTGCTGATGCACTAGGTGTATCAGTTAGAGTGCTAGTAGTTACTGCTGCACTTATATTGGCAGAGAGATTACTAGCGAAATTATCTTCATGTGAAATTTTTGTCATATTTTTAATTTATTTATTACGTTTTAACATTTGGCTGATATAATTCGTTCAAAGGTTTGTAGTGAGCCACTATCGCATTAAGCTCCCAACTCTTTGTTGAAGTTGTATCAGTTATTTCTATTTCAATGTTTCTTCCTTGTTTATTTATAGGTATTTTTACCCAATCCCCTCCCCCACTATCAGCGAGGCTTAAAGAGCCTGTTTCAACACCGATAGGATAAGTTCCTATTGCTCCAAGTCCTATTCCTGCTGCTCCTGTGTTTCCGATTAAAACGTCTAAACTTTCAGCAACTTCTCCGTCTATCTTTACATTTATAGTTACATCTCCAGCAGTCTTACCAAAATATAGTTCAGCGTCTAAAAAGAATTTAACTTGAGAAAGGTTTTTTTCTATTCCATATTTTTTAGAAACAAAGCTAGTAGTAATATTATATCCAGGGTCTTGTTTAATATCTTCATCGAAGTAATAAATCTTTCCATCAACAGGTGAGCCAAAGTATAGTTTAGTTTCTCCAGAAGGGTTTTTCCATTCACAGAAACAATTTGCTCCTATGTAAGTTCCAGTTCCTCCAGCTACTTGAAATTCCCACCAACCTAATCGTTGTCTGTCATATACTAGGAAAGTATCATTATAAGTTCCACCAGCCGATGTATAAGAAAGATAATAATGATTTTCAAAGAAAACTCCTTCAACATCATCCAGTCTGTCTTTTTGAATTGCTTTAAGTTTTGGGTCTACTCTTAATGAAACTATGTTTGTTCTAATCTGGTCTAAAATATTTGGTTCATATCCAGTAGCGAATACTCCAACCTCATTAAACATAAAGTTATCATTTTCAACTGTGTCAATAGAATGATGTGAATCTGTTCCTCTAGAAGGGTCTACTAATTCTAATGAGATTGCTTGAGCTGCGTCTGAGCCTACTGTGGCTCTCCATAGACTTCGTTCCTTAACAGGATATAAATAATCTTGATGTTTAAAAAATCCATTCAAATTTTGTCCGTCTGATTGTGATACATATTTAGTTGTTGCTAACGGATTAGTTGTAGCGTGATAAGTAAAGTTTCCTATCGCGTCTGGTGGAGTTCCTGTTGCTCCGTCTCCACTTCTATAAAGTTTTGTCTCATTTCCTGAAGTTGTGTTTCCACAAGCCCATAAACAAGACTTATAAAAGATAAGGTATCTAGCTTTAATTGAACCAGTCTCTTCTCTCATTGTAATTCCATCAAAGTATCTAATGTTTTCTACTCCATTTCCTACAAAGGTTTTACCACCAGCTTGTGAGAAATCTGCTCTCTGTGCTGTTGAGAAAACATTACTAGAAGCAGGAACAGCCGATAAAGCGACAGAAGTTCCAGTAGACATATCTGTCAAAGAACCATTACTCATTGCTAAAAGCTTACGAGTTGAGCCACTATAATAAGTTCCCAGTCCGTCAATAGGTTTATCGCCTGCTACTTCTCCAAAGAGAACTACTCCAGGTCTTTTTGCTACAGAGTTTTTTCCGACAGCCCAAACATTCCAACCATCCATACACTCGTTGTCGGCTATCATTGTATCTCTAGTAAAGAGGTTTATTCCCTTTCCAAGATCGTCTTGATGAAATGTCTTTATTCCTTTAGTTGCCATATTGTTATGATCCTTGAACCATTAAAAAATCTAAATTATCGTCATTCTTCATTCTATCGTTATTCATTTCTACTATTCTTGAATCTACTTCTCTTAAAGCGTCATCAGCATCTTCAAATGGGTCTGACTCACTTCTTCTAAGCATTGCGTAAGCATAAGCTACTGGTGCTTCTGGGTCTGTTACAAAACATTCGTCAGCATCAGCAGACATAGGTGAAGGATAGTAGTAGTATTGAACTTCATATTCTTGGTCGTCAGCAGTATTTAAGTAGAATCCGTTAAAATGGTCGCCACTTATCCAATAAACATAACCATTTTGTTGGTCTAGGTCGTCTTGTCCTACTTGAACCATCTCTGTATCGTCTAAAAACACTCTAAATATGCTTTTAAAGTTCTCTGGTAGAGCTATTGTTCCACTTGCTGTTGTAAGCGAAGTGCTTGTTTGTAGGTTTGTTTTCCTTGCACAATAGTCTTGACCTTTGTTAAAAAGTCTTGTCCAAAGTGATAGAGTTGTTGCTTTTGTTGGTAGTGTTCCCGAGTTATGCCGATCCGCAAGCGATTGCTTTAGGTCTGCTAACGTAGATTTTGCGTATGCCATATAATTATAAATTACTTAATTCTGCCTGCCAACTCTACATAAACAGGCAGAACAAAACAATCTAAAGTAGAGCTTTAAACGATGCTTTTTTTTCTTTTAATGATTCAAATTTGTTTAAGACTTTAAGATACTCAGATATTCTTTTAAGGCGTGTAAAAGTTTCGAGCCTTTCTGAGCCAGCTTCTTCTTCGATTTCTTGTAGAATTTTCTGATAATTATCAATATTTGGTTCATATTCTCTTGTTGAGAGTTCGTTTTTTATATATTTATCTATATGAGAGACCTGCATTTTAAGAGGAAACTCACCAGCGTATTCTTTTATGTTAAAATGGTCTTCAATGAATTTAGTTCTGTTTAATCCTTCCCAAACTTCTACATTCTTTTCATCAACTGTAAGTGGGTCTGTGGCAGGACTTTCATTACCCTGCAGTTTATCCCCTTCAGGTAGTGAAACGGCTTGTGGCGACTCCTGTGAGCTTGTAGGGGCTTCTGGTGCTTCTACAACTGGTTCTCTGAAAGAATCCGACATATTTGTTTACTTACTTTAATTACTTCTTTTTCTGTTAGGTCTTTGAGTGGTAAGTAGAGTCCTCGTTTTGACCACTTGAAAGCATTTAACTTTTTATACTTTCCTTTATACATTGGTTGCATACTCATCGGCTTGAAGAAATACCTTGTCATTGGAATTGCTTTCTTGATTTCCTCTTGCTTATCTCCACAATCTATATCATACATCCATACTGTATCTCTTTCAGGCATTTGTATCTCTTTTGGTAGGTACTTATTCCACCAATGTTCTATCTGTCGTCGGTCTTTTATTATCTTTTTAAACTTCTTTACTTGTTTTAGTCCTTTTTCAGCCTGCATATTGGTCATTCTGAAGTTATACCCCATTTTTGGATGAATTAGAGTTCTTTCTTCATCAAAATACATATTTGCCAGTAATCTAATCTCATCTGCTACATTATGGTCATTTGTTAAGCACATCCCACCTTCTTCTGTCTCTATAATCTTATTTCCGTAAAATGAATAGCAAGCTATGTCTCCTTCTGGCTTAATTCCGTGAGCTTCTGCCATATCTTCAATTATATAGAGTTTGTGTTTGAATCTATCCACTATTTCAGTCATATCGCATTGTCTTCCATATATATGGACTGGAATAATAGCTTTTGTCTTCTTTGTTATTTTTATCTTGTCTAAATCAATATTTAGGTCGTCTTTGCAGTCTACGAATACTGGTGTAGCTCCTGTGTAGCTTACAGCCCAAGCTGTTGCTATCATTGTGAACTCAGGAACAATAACCTCGTCTCCTTTTCCTATTCCGCATGCCTTGAGGGCGAGAAACAGAGAATTAGTACCGCTATTACAAGATACCCCATAATCATAAGAGTTTTCTTTAGCCCAAGCTTTTTCAAACTTATTAACTGATGAGTTCGCATTTGTAGGTGTCTTTAGCATAATTTTTTCCAATTCTTTTACCTATACATATTGATACCATTTCACTATCTTCTAGGGCTTTGTAAGCGTGTGGAGTTCTTCTTAAAAACCAAATATCATCTCCTTTTTTTAAAATTTCTTCGCTTCCTTTCTTTTCAGAACATAGTAGCTTTCCTTTTAATATAATATCTGTTTGTTCTGTTTCTTTATGATAGTGGTTTCCTCTTATAGCTCCCTTTTTAAAGGTTATATGAGTTATCGAGAAATCTTTTCCTACCATTAAGTCTTTAATCGTTCCTCTTTTGTCCTTGTGTATTTCGAGTTTCATAGAGTTTTATTTCTGGCAACGGAACAATCCAAGTTCCTTTATAGCCAGTGTTATTTTTAATTATTTCTTCTGCGAAATTCCAAGCTAGTATTAGAGCAAAGTCTGGTTGCTTTTCTATTAGCTCTTTATCGCTAACAATCTTAATCTTTGTTCCTGGAGTATATCTTCCAATTTTTAATTTACTTTTCTCTGTTACGAAATCTATGAATCTTCCTATGCCTGTGTAATTCAGTAGTGTCTGACCTTTAGCTGGAGAACTTACACAACAGATTGACTTGCCTTGAGTCTTCATCCAGTAAATCATATCGAATAATTCCTTTGCGTGTTTCTCTGCTTGCTTTCCCCATTCAATTAAGTCTTTCTTTTTCCAGTCTTCTTTATCAGCACTTTCTTTTACTATTGGCTTAACAACGTGTTCTCCCTTTCTTGCGATATAACATCTGAAAGCTCCTCCGTGTAATTCACTAAACTTTACATCAAATACTTCTAGTCCGTGTTTCTCTAGAAACTTCATTACTGGTTTTAGTGATAGGTATAATAAATGTTGATGGTAAACTGTATCGTATTCTAATCCTTTTAGAAACTCTCCGAAATAAGGTGATTCAAATACAAATACACTCTTTGTCTTCATTATCTTCTTCAGACCTCTTACAAAGTCATCGTGATCGTGAACGTGAGCAAACACATTCGTTCCTGTAATAATATCTGCCTTTGGTAATTTTAACTTGCTGTCAAAGAACTCCGTCATTGTTTCGACTCCTCTTTCTCGTGAGATGTCAGTTACTTCTTTACAGGGGTCTATATTTAAAACTTCAAATCCTCTTTCTTTAAATTTAAGTGATAGTGTTCCGTCGTTTCCTCCAATATCAATCGCTAGTCCTTTCTTAACTCCTGATTCCTTTATCACTTCGTCTGCTAGGTCTCCCCAATGCTTCCCTGCTGTATCTGTGATTGAGGCTTCATATAAATAATCTTCTGTATACATTACTTCTTTCTCAACGTTGTAAGATAGTTGAGCTAGTCCACAATCTGGACACATCATAAGAACTAATGGATACCTTGTCTCTGGTTCGTCATTTGTTTTTCGGAATTGGTCCGAATGAGGGTGATAACCTAAGTCCAGAAACTTATATAAATTATCACTTTTGCAGAGTCTACATTTCATTTGTTTTATTTAAAATTTTTGTTAGTAATTCTCCAGCTTCTTTTGCTATATTATTCTCTTTGTATATTGTCTTTAATACTCCTACTCCTTTTCCATCAACTATTTCATTTACTAAGACTCTGTGGTGTCTTCTTGTAGATGTAGGACCAGTTATAATAACTTCTAGTTTTCTTCTTTTCATAGAGTTTATATCATTTTATTAACTAAATCTTTTCCTTTTGTTTTTGCTACCCACCCTAGCTTCTCTTTAGCCTTAGCAGGGTTGCCCTTTAGCATTGGCACGTCTGTTGGTCTATTGTAGTCATCTTGGTGGATAATCTTGATTGGTCTCCCTGTTTCTTCCTCCACCCACTTAACGAACTCCTTAACTGTGTTGGTTTGTCCTGTGGCTAGAATATAGTCGTCAGGTTTTTCTTGTTGGAGCATCCTCCACATTCCTTCTACATATTCAGGTGCATATCCCCAATCTCTTGAAGCGTCTGTATTTCCTAATGAAACCTGTCCTGTTGGTGCTTCGTTTATAATCTTCTTGGTTACGAAGTTATCTCCTCTCCTTTTGCTTTCGTGATTAAATAAAATTCCATTGCAGATAAACATTCCATAAGCTTCTCGATAATTCTTGCATATCTGGTAGGCATAGAGTTTTGCTGTTCCATAAGGACTTACTGGATTCATTCTTGATTTTTCTGTGTATGTCTCCTTACTTAGTCCGTCAAATAATTCGCTTGTTGAGGCTTGGTAAATCTTTGGTCTTATTCCGAGTACCCTGATTGCCTCTAAGAGGTTCAGTACTCCAATGCCAGTCGTTTGTGCTGTATACCAAGGTGTTTCCCAACTAACTTGAACGTGTGATTGAGCAGCTAGATTGTAAACTTCGTCTGGTTGGCTTTCTTTTAACGCCCAGAGTAATGAGTAGGGATCAGTCATATCTCCATAATGGAGTTTAATGTCTAGTCCTTCTATTCGGTCTCGGTTAAAGGTTGATGCTCTTCTAACAAGTCCGTGGACTTCATATCCTTTCTTTAATAAGAGTTCAGCTAAATAGCTTCCGTCTTGTCCATTTATTCCTGTTATTAAAGCTCTTCTTCCGAGTGTGCAATCTTCTTTATGTTTCATAGAGTTAATTTAATGTTGGCATAATATATTCCAGCATAATCATATAAGCTGCTACCAAGCCAAGCGTGTAAGCTTCTTCGTCTGTTATCTTTTCTTCCTTATTTAAAATTCTATTAACTTCTTTCCTATTATCTTCTATGTGCTTAGTCATCATTTTTTTAGATTCTTCTGGTGTCATATTATTTTATTCCTTCTACGTGAATTTGACCTACTGAGTAAGCTCTATTAGTTTCATCTAGTCCTGGATAACTTTTAGCAATTCCTCCTTTAGGATAACCATATACTTTCCAAGTCTTTAGTCCTGAGTCTGATAATAGGTAATTCAGAAATGGAGGGGTAAATGGTGTCTTGTGAAACTCTCCTTCGTGTAATTGGTTTCCGTAAATGTGTTGAGCTAGTCTTACATATTCTTTGAGGTCTATCTTGTCAGTCATCTCATTAGCAAATTCTTCTGCTAGTTCTAGGAAGTTTGGAACTGTTATAATAATCTTTCCTTTCTTTTTTAAAACTCTTGACCATTCCTTTAATGCAGGAACGACATCTTTCATTGGTAAGTGTTCTAATACTTGTGGAGCTATAATGTAATCTGCGTAATTATCTTTAAATGGTAATTTCCTTACGTCTGCTTTAACAAATTTGAAACCACTTTTAGAAAAATCTATCGAATCTACATTTATAAATCCTTTAACTAATCTTTTTCCTGATCCTAAGTTAATTTTGACCATATCTCTATGTGCTTTCTAGCGTAGTTCTCCCAAGTCCAGTCCTTTACTGGGTTGTCTTCAAAGTCTGCAAAGATTTTATTTAACTCTTTCTGGTTATTAAATGGTAATTCTATCTCTAGGTCTGGGTTAGGTCTTGAGATTATTCTTAGTCCTGCGTTCTTAGCGTCTACTTGGCTTTGTCCTAGTGAATCTTCATCTCCTGTATATAGTAGGTAATCTGAGGTGTTAAGAAACTGCTCGTATAAGTCCATTGAAAACTCGTCTGTATATTGAACTTGTATTCCTTTCAATTTCTTTAATACTTTAATCCAACCTGCTCCCATTATCCTAAAGATAACGCTTTTCTTATCTCCTAAGCTCTTGAATAGTTTGGTAAACATTTCAGGGTTCTTTCTTCCGTCCTCATAGTTTTTAGAAACTATTGCTACTATTTTAGGTCTTCTTATCATTCCATCGTGAGCGTGCATTACATAGTCTAGTTTATTCTTGTCGCAACCTTCTTCTATAAGGTCGTTCATTATGCCAGGATTAAATGTTATTCCGTGAGCTGTCTTTAGAGCTTTCTTTACCATCTTAATCTTAGTTTCTTTGCTATTAGTCTTGTCTCCTGATATATGAGCTATCATCATCGAGTCTTTTCCTCCACTCGGCTTATAAGAATTGAAATTGATATGATGGTTAATGTCTGCCTTCTCTGATTTACCTGATACAGATACAACGTGTCCTAAGTCTATCAGTTCTCTTTCTAACATTCTGGCATACTTGGTAAGGATAGCGTCTGTCCCAAAGTTCTGTTCGTAATTTACAATGTGTATTTTCATTAGAGTTTTTTATGTTTCTTATAATCAAAGTAGTCGTTTCCTACAAAGTTTTCGTTTCCTTCTAGGTAAGCTACGCTTCCAGGTATTACATTCCACTTCTGTCCTTTAAATATTTTAGGAAAACTTACTTGGTCTCTGTGTGAATATCGGCATATATCAGCCCACCATTGTTCAAATAATAAGTTAGTCTTAGGATTATTCCTTCTAACAAAGCAAGTCAATTCACTTAGCCCTGCTCCTACTGGAAACTCCTCCTTAGCGTATTCCTTAATCTGTTCAGCTACTACTCGAGGGTCTACCTTTCCATATTCTACACAGGCTTCTGCTTCTTGGTATAGGCAAGTTCTTCCAGGATGTTTAAAGAAAGCAAAGTCTTTGTTTCCCAATAGTTTAACCAGTTCGTGTGGGTCAGCCTTTAGTTCTAGGTTTCCATCTATCCAAACTATAAATTCTTTGTCTGTGTATTTGTGAGTCAGTATCTTATGAATCTTAGCGTTCATTACTCCTTTCTTGAACTTATCGCAAGGTAATTGAGTATTCCAAGTCTCTGATTTCTGTTTAGTAAATGCTAGGTATTCAACTCCTTTGTATTGAGGTTGTTCTATCAGTTTATCCTTTCCTGCTGTGATCGCTGTAACTACTGAGATACTTTTATTATCATCTAACTTATCAAACAACTTAACGTATTCAGGTAAGAACTTATCAATATGCCAATCTTTTAATACTGAGTCTTTTGCATTTTTTCCTATATCTATTCGTCTCTGCTTGTCTTCTATTAGTAATGATAGGTATTTAACCCATTGTTCTGTGCTTGAGGCTAAGAAGCCATCTTTTCCGTGTTTTATGCACCTATAAGGTGTTACATCACTCGCTACACAAGGGATTTCTAGCATAGCTGCTTCCATCCATTTAATATTGGATTTAGCTCGGTTAAACTGTGTGTCTTTTAGAGGTGCAATAGCAATATCATATCCTTGTTCGGAATACCACTTAGGGAAGTCTTTATAAGCTCTTACTCCTACATGGTGATAATATCCTTCTTCCTTTACTTCATCCCAAGTCATTCCTGCGAAGTGAAATTCTACGTTAGGGTATTTAGCTAATATCGCATCCATTACTGGTTGAATGATAGGAACGTCTGCAAAATGTGAGCCTGAACTTATCCAGCCAATCTTAATTTTCTTTCCTTTAATCTGATTCTTGAAGTTCCATATCTTAGGGTTCATTGCGTTAGGAATAACAGTTGCATAAGGATTCAAGTGTTTGATAGATTCTTTAATCAAGTCAGTTGAGCATACTACGTGGTCAGCCATCTTAATCATTCTCATTCGCATTTCTTTTCTGTCGTCTAATGCCTTTAAATCAGGGTGGTCTTGGTTTACGTGGTCAGGGTCGTCATCTAAGTCTAATACGAACTTAGAACCTGTAAACTCTTTGTGAGCTGCATACATATTATCTATTCCTTCGTTGTCTGACATTTTACTAAACCAAATATCTCCTCTCTCTTTAAGAGCAATAGCATCTTCAGCTTTAGCCTTTATAGTCATTCCTACTTGGACTTCGTATCCTAATTCCTTTAAAGGACTCATAACACGATACCATCCAATAGCACCACATTGGCGTTTACCTTTATGAAGGACTATCTTTCCATCCTTCATAATAGTGTCAGTTGTTATACCGAAAACTTTAGGCTTTAAACTTTTTGAAATAGAATTGTCTTTCGCATTCATAGTAATCTGGGTGAACATTATTGATTAAATCTCTATGCCCTATATTTTTTAGGGCAAACATCTTTGCAGGTATCGTCATAACATATTGTCCGTATCTAGTTACTGCCATTATGTCTGGTCGTCTGCTTACAGTTCCATCTATCCAACAAGAAACTGGGGTGATTTGACAGCCAAACTTATTAACTAGCTTTTCAAACCTTTTATTCAATGGCATATATTTCTTCTTTATCTAATACTACTATTGTATACTTTTTAGTTTCTTCTTTAATGATAGGAACTCCACCTCTTAGTAGTGGCACAACTTTCATACCTTTCTTTACTCCTTCGATGTTTGACTTCGTAACTGTTGCTTCTTGCACAGCTTCGTAAGTTGGTTCACCTATATCATTTAATTCTGGTTTTCCGTTCTCGTCTTTAATGTATTTTTTGTCTACTTTGATAATACATCTCTCTAAAAATGGTTTCATTTGTTTTATTCTCTTGTAAACGAACTGTGTAGAGTTCGCATATAGAGTTGTTATTTAATTATTTCCTCACTTTGAGATAACTTCGTGAGGTTGTTATCCCAAATAATCATTCTGATTAGTTTGCAGTTCCTGAGCCGTAAGCGTGTACGTTTACGACCCAATCTGTTCGTAATACCTTAGCGGCATAAGCGTCTACTTTCCAACCTATTGTTGAATACATATTCAACGGATTAGAAGTATCGTTCGGTCCTGATCGTTTGTAGATGATTGAAGCGTCTTTGCTACCGATAGCAATTTCTGCAACAGCACCTTTACCAGCGATAAAGTTGGAACGAGCTGACGGAGCAGCAGTTCCAATTACACCAGAAGCACTGAAGGATTGGTTAGTTTCTACGATGTCAACACCATATAAACTTCCGATAACACCTTTTTTAAGCATTTCTGCATTTTCCTTACTATTGTAAAGACCGATGTTAACCCAATTTCCAGCAGCAGTATCACCTTGAAGTCCATAAGATCCGTCCACGTCTACAACAGCACGATAGTTGCCATTTTCCCATTTAGGAGCTTTTGCTTTCTTAAGAGTAGATACAGCTTTTCTAATGCCAGATACTGACAAAGTGTCAGAACTTGCAATAGCACTTGCTTGAGCTGTGAATGTTGCACCACCACATTGAGTAGTAGCAGATGAGTTTAGTTCTGTTCCCAGAACGATGTCCATTGATTCTCCAGCATTCTGTCCCATCAGTTCAGAATGTTCTTTAAGACCTGAATCCATAGTTGTTAGTTCATACAATGTTCCAACTATTTCAGCAGCACCATAAGGTTTAGCTGTAGCTATAATTCTGCTTGCAGATGTGTTGATAGCTGTAACTGTAGCACCATCTACTAAAGCAGTAGTGTTAGCAGTCATTTGGTTGAAACGTGTGAAGTAAACTACTTCTCCAGAGTTCTTAGGTATAGATTTAGGAACAGTTAGAAAGTTATACTTTCTGCTATTCTGTAGTCTTTCAAGGAAAACTTTATCGTAATAAATCTGCATTGCAGAAGCCAAACCTCCAGTGGAGATTGCAGCTGTTCCTTGCAAAAGACCATTCGTTTCTGTAGTTGCCATGTTCTTTTTTAGACTCGACCTGAGATATCAGCTTTAGGTAATATCGCTTCCAATTCGGATGCAGTCATATTTGCCATATCTTCTTCCGTGAATTTCTTAGAAGGAGTGCTTAATACTCCAGTAGCCTGAGTCTTTTGTTTTTGGTCAATCTTTTTGTAAGCGTCTTGTTGACCTTGAGCAATAGGTTCTCCAAAGTATTCCTTTGCAATATCTGCATACGGCTTGTCCCTTTCGATGTTAAGACCTAGTTTCAGTATCTTATCTCTTTGGGGTTCATACTGTGGGTTTTCCTTAATAAATGAGTCCAATTCCTTTTCTTCATTCTGTAAGGCTATTTGCTGTTCGAGACCTTGAACTTTCTCATACGCTGCCATACCAGGATTATCCTGAATGTTACGTTGAGCCTGTTCTTGCTCTTGGCGTTCCATGAAGTCTGAGATTTCCTGAGCAGATTTACCAGTCTGTTTCTCTAACCTATTAACGAGTTCGGATTTTTGCCCTTGCTCTCCTAGTTTAGATTCCAGTTCCTTGTAACCCTTCTCAAGGTCTTCAGCAGTTTCATATTTGCCTGCCAACTTAGCTTTCTCTGTTTCTTCAACAACTTCGCTTTCGTTAGTAGCCTCGGTTGTTTCTTCAACAGGTTGGGTAATGTTTTCTTGAGAAGTATCCTGAGAGGCTGTAACGTCAGCACCCCCTACGGGTTCACTATTTTCATTAGTATCCATGTTTTGTGATTGATTATTGATTTGTTAATGAACCTCCTTTCGACCTTATATCAGAAGTTCAGGACAGTAGAGTTTGTTCTACCTGAACCTTCGATTTAATCTTCTTTGTTTTTAAATTCTATACTGATTCTTTTAAGTATACTGAAGAATTCATCGCTTCCATATTTTTTTCCTTTAACAGTATGTAATTCAACT